ATAGCACTACCACCGGGAGCAGTTGTATGGTTAGTAGAAGTTGGTCCTAAAAAATCTTCCATTGGAATTAAATCTTTAGTAGCAGAAGCTCCTGAAGATGCTGCAGTAATTCTTCCTTGAGCATCAACAGTTATATTTGCAGCAGTATAAGATGCAGCCGTTACTGCGGTATTAGCAAGTTGGTCTGCACCAACTGCATCATTAGCAATTTTAGCCGTTGTCACTTGTAATGCTGAGATCTTTGCAGTCGTTACAGCATTATCAATTATTTTTGCAGTTGTTACTGCGTTGTTAGAAAGTTGTGCAGCTCTAACAGCATTGTCGGCAATCTTATCATTGTCTATAGCATCGTTATCAATTTGTGCAGTTGCAATTGTACCACCTAAAGTGTTAAGAGCGATCTCATTTAAATTTGTACCATCAGAATAAGCGGCAACTATTTTTGCTTCTCCCGCTGTAAAACCAGTTCCACTTACAGTTTTAATTGTTAAATTTGTAACTCCTGTGACCGCTGATAAATCAAAAATATAAAATTTTTCAATTGAGTCAGGTATTGTTACTACTGATGCGCCTGTTAAAGTCCCAGTAAATTTTAAAACCATGTTTCTTGCATTTGATAATGATGCATCTGACATGGCAAGAGTTACAGTACCACCATTTGATAATGCTACTGATTCGAAACCTGCGATTGCTTGTTGTACTAAATTTAAATTTGTGTTTGTTTTATCTCCCCATGTACCGGCATTTTCACCA